CTGCTGCGTTAGTCGCTGTACCAGAAGTTGCACTTAGTGATAAACCACCAACAAGAGTTTCTCCTGCCGCAGTTGTAATACCAATTAATGCTCTGTGAATAAAAAATTTGCTAGGTGTTACTAGTCCGTCTGGTGCGTCTGTGTTTAATGCACCAAGTTCTACAAGTACATCACCATCTCCATATGCAGTTGAAGCAGCATTAGTAGCAGCTAGTGAACCTGCAAATGATTGAATTTTTCTAGTTCCTAATGAAACTAGTTGTCCAGTTGAGTTAATGTTAACTCCTGTTTCTGTAATAGCACCAGAAGTGCTATCTTTATTTATAACTTTAAATCCGGCTTCTGAACGAACCGGCCCGTTAAAAGTTGTATTAGCCATTTTAAACCTCGTAGTTAAATTATATCATCTCTTCTACATCGTCTGCTAGGGCAGTTGATATAATTGTTATCCCTAGAAATAAAAAAGGGGGATAAAAATCCCCCCTAATTCGTAATTTATGCTCCCGGTGAACCGAAGATACATCTCCAGTCTGAGAATCCGAAAGAATATCTTTCAGATGCTTTGAAACGCATGTTTCCTGTTTCGAAATCTGGCTCCATTGATGTTTTCAAAGGTCTTCTTTGGAACATTTTTAAACCAGTATTGTTCATATCAGTTAAGATAAAGAATGCATCAGTATCAGTTAAGTAATGATTTATTACATAACCTTCTGGGAACATACCCATAGTTCTTAATGCATTTGTGTCGTTATCAGCAGTACCAACTCTAAGGTCACTTTTCAAAATTCTTTGAGCTGTGAACGATAGTTCTTTTGGTATTACTAGCTTTCTAGCTTGTACCGCTACTGGAATATTTCTGTCATCTGTAAAACCACCAATTGAAATAATTGCGTTTTCTAAAGATGATTCAGAAAGGTCAGCAGCCGTAGACGGCTCATTAGCTTGGTTTCCTGCGGCAACAGTTGGGTGGTCAGTGGTAATTAATGGTTTACCATCTCCTCCCGGAAAGCTCGTACTAAACGCATTGTTTAATACATTTGCTCCTTTTACCTGTTTTGTGTAAGCCATTGAACGAGCTAGAGCAGCAGTATATCTTTTTGATAATGTATCATAAAGATTATCTTCAACCGCTTCTTCAGTAATTGCAAAAGCTAGTGCAACTGTTTCATGCACATATCTTGCAGTCCATTGTTCTGAAGCAGTATCAAATTCTACTGATGCACCCTCTGACTTAGTTGGTGCAGCACCAAAGCCAGTGATAAGAGTTTCCTCTTCAAAAGCTCTGTCTGATGATTCTTCTGTAAAGATTTCAGCGTGTTCACGCTCCCATCTTTTGTACTCCATACCGAATAGGGCGTGGAGTCCCGGCTCCAACTCTTTGACAAGTTGGGTTCTTGATATAACAGCCATTTTATTGTCCTCCTATTATACGCCCGGTGTTCCATCAGCATCAATATGTTGATTCAATTCATGTTCATAAATTGAAACTTCAAGGATACCATTGGTTCCGTACGAGTTGTCTGGTGACTCAAACTTACGATGAATTCGTAAATTAGCAGTTCCAGTTCCTGTTGTTCCACTAACTTCAAATCTGCTTTGTCCAGATAAAGTATCACCAGAACCTGCAACTATGTCAGCATTGTTACCAATGTCGGCAAAGTCAGCAGAGCCTGCTGATTGAACAGCATAAACGATGTTAGGGTCGTCATAAATATAAGCAGTGACATCGCCACTTGCTTGTGTGGTAGTTCCAGTTGGAAAGTATTTAACAAACTTAACTTCTCCGTCTGTTGCAGTATATTGAGCACCTGCGAATACACCTAATATTCTATTACCGGCAGCAGCCACATCAATGTAGCCTGTTGCTAGTAATTTAACACAATCACCAGTAAAAATATTAGATGATGTTCCGCTAGCTATTTTATACTCATTAGCACGAATTTGTCCGCCTGTTAAATGTCTCACTGGTCTTAAACCGAATGCGGCATCTACATTAGCCATATTATTCTCCTAATTGTTAAATAGTTAAAAAACCCGCACCCTTATCTAAAATTATTCTGTAGCTTTCTTTTTACCATAAGATACAGAACTATTACGCCTTTGTGATATTGTTGGCATAGATGGATTTTGTTCTTTTAATAAATCATTGTCAACAGCTTCAGTCTGCATTTGAGTTTTATTTTCAAAATACTCATTTTTAGCATCAGCCATTTCCTTGTCTATCTTAGCAAGAACTAAATCACCTGTTCCAATCACGCCTGCGTATTTTCCAGATTCGTGTACAGGGACATCAAAATCGGGGTGTTCTTCTTTTCTAACGAACTCATAGCCTTCTCGTTTCCGTTTAGCTACGTTTCGAGCGTCATCCTCCCCACCCGTACTCACTCTCAACCATCTGTATTTAACGCCTTCGACATTTGGTTTCGGAGCATCTAGATATGAAGGAGGTGTGTAAGTTATTTTACGTTTCTGATGAGACCTAGATGTTGTCGCATCAGACGATGTTTTATTTTTATTGGTCATTTGTGTTCCTCACAAACTTGGCGTATTCATTTGGTGGCACACCTAATTTTTTAGCCATCGCCAACTGACTAGGGGTCAAAGAGACCTTTTTTGTAGGTGCGGATGAAACACGAGATACACTCGCTACGACTTGTTTTGGTTGTTTTGTTTCCCGTTTCATAGTGGGAAACGCATCTTCCAAACGCATGTCTAATTCAGAATAATACTCCTCAGACGAGGGATTGTATCCTTCCATTTTTAATTGGGCATCAATAGCATACGCTGCTCCCGTTTTAGGTGCATCTTGACCAAACCACGAATTACTTTGTGCCCATTGTAAGGCTCTCGGGTCTGGTTGAGTAGCATTCTGCTGTGCTGACACTTGCTGTTGAGGTTGTGGTGTAACCGAAGGATACACTGGAGCCTCTTCAACTTCTGGAGAATCAAAAAGATGTTTTTGATTTTCCAAAGTTTTAATGTCAACTTTAGCATCTGCAATTGATTCGGCTGCTCTTAACATTCCGTCTGAGTCGCCTGCTTCATGTGCAGATTTATGTTCGCTGCGTGCTTTCTCCAAAAGTTTCTCGGCTGATTCTAATCTGCTGTCATAGTGATTCTTTTGAAGTTTTTTGTAATCTTTATTAAGTGTGTTGTTTTTTTGCAACTCACCTTCTAGTTGAGATATTCTAGATGCATACTGATTACGCTCTGTTTCATAGACGCTCTTTTGCCTCACAAGGTCGTCTATTCTTCGTTGAAGTCTAGATTTTTTTTTCGGTTGTTCTTCTTCCTCTTTCTCCTCTACGGGTTCAGATTTAGTTTCAACAACTTCCTGTTCCTCTTGCTCTTCAACATTCGCTTCTTGAGGTTGTGCCTCATCAGCGTCTGCCGTTTCTTCTGGCTGTTCAGATTGCTCCATAGTTTCTAATGCTTCTTCTGCATCAAATGCTTTGAGTTTCTCTTCCTTGCCATCATCAACGACTTGCATCGGCTTTTTGGCCGAAGAGTCATGTATAATTTGCATAGGTTTCTCCTAAGAATTTTACGCTGTTATAACAACAGCTAATTGAAATAACTAACTTATTTCATTAATATCTGGAACTACTCCCAGAATCTCATCATCGTTCATAATTCTAAGTTCGGCTTGACCATACTTAAATCTATGACCTGCATATTTACCAAACATAACATAGTCACCTAGTTCACACCAAGATTTTGTCATGTCATCTCTTTTGTATGCATCAGTTCCCACTTCAATAACTTTACCAATTGAAGCTATTGCTCTGTGGTCTTCTACAGATTTGCTTGGTAAATATATACCCATGTTAGTTTTGTTAGCTACATCTAATACTTTTATTAGTATTCTGTGACCGACTGGTTTTGGGTATTTATCGTTTTTTAAATCAACTTCTTCAAGTTTAAAAGTAGTGTTACTCATCGTCATCATCCTCTATATATTTAGAAGATTCTTTTATCAAATCTCTTGCGATTTGCAAACCTTGTAGTTCACCAACTACTTTTTTGTAATCTGTTTCTGGTATTTTACCAAAAGCAAAGGCATCTTTTCTGTCAGATATTTGTTTGTCTATCTTTCCAGAGACATGTTTAATAAATTTAATTATTTCCACTTACTTTTTTTTTATAACCTTTTGTAAAGTTTTAGCTTGTCCTGCATGTAATCTAGATGCTTTCTTTAAACCTTTAATTACTTTTTTTACTTTTTTCTTTTTAGACTTTGTTAACACTAAAATACACCTTTAAATTTTGTACCTCGAATAGCTGCACCAACACCCTTAGAAGATTTAGCTCTTTTCTTTGTAACACTACCACCTTTTTTAAAACCCGGATTACCCTTTGATTTATTGTGTTTAATTACATCTTTTTTAAAACTCTCTATTGCTTCTTCTTGTGTAATACCTTCTTTTTTCATTTTACGTTTAATAAAACGCATAAAATTAGGGTCATTTAAATCATAATCAGCGTTAGGTAGTATAAAACGTGATTTACCTTTTTCTTCAGCCATTAAAATACACCTTTAAATTTTGTACCTCTAATTGCCGCTCCTGCACCTCTAGATTTTTTTGACTTAGCTCTTTTTTTGACCATTCCGCCACCGGCCATTCTGCTTTTTTCCATCTCTTCTTTTACATCACCTGCAAATTTTTGAGCACCTAATGTTGCTGCTCCGCCTGCACCTGCTGCTGTTGATGTTTTTAAAATTTTTGAGCCTAAACCAGATTTCTGTTTAAATCCTAGTTCGTTTAAAACTTTATTAACAAGTTTTTTATCACCAGTTTTAAGTTTATCTACATCAATTCCTATTTGTTTTCCTTTTTCAATTATAGTTTTTGGTGTAATTGCTTTACCTGCTTTAGTAATTAAATTACCCATTCCTAATAATATTTTTGCTAACATATCGTACTCCTATATATATTTTTTTCTACCTTTCATCTTAACAAAAGATGATGGTTTGTATGGTTTTCTTTTTCTTTTCTTTTTAACGTATCCACCTTTTTTTAAATTTTGAGCATTCATGTAAGACTTAATTTGTTTTTCTTGTCTTTCTTTACTCAAATCAGAAAAATTTGGATTTAATTTAGTTAATGCTTTTATTGCATCTGCTCTTTTAATTTTTTTCTTTTCTTTTTTATCTTTAGCTTCTTTTGCATCTAAAGGTAAATCGTCTATAGATGGTTCTTGCTCTAACATTTCTTCTACATCTGCTGCACTAGGCTCTTGTGCTTGTGGTGAAGGAGTCATTACACCTGCTAATTCACCCATAGTAATAGGAACAGTTGTACCTGCTGTTAAAGGTCTTGCTATAGCTTGATTAGTAATCATTTGTCCTGTAGGTTGAACCATATTTTGTAAACCTGTTAAACCTCTGTTAATTAAGTTCATACCGCCTTGCACAGTTCTTTGACCAGTAGGAGAATTAAAAAATCTTCCTGCTGTTCCTAATGCTGCGATACCTGCGGGTATAAGAGGTAAAAGTGGTAAAACCATTACTCTCTACCCTTCATGTTTTCTTTTGCTATTTCACTCATAGTTTTTTCTCTTGCCAAAGATTTATTTGCTCTTGCTCTAAGTGCATCTCTTCTTTCATTAGATTCTATTTTAGAAGCATCTAACTGAATATCTGATTCTGCTTTTGCTTTATCTAATTCTAGTTTTGCAATATCAATCTGTGCATCTGCTGCCTCTTTTTGTTCTTGCATCTCTAGTTGTCTGTTTCTTGCCTCTGCTCTTGCTTGAGAGTCCATTACTTTTCTGTCAGCTTCTTGTTTCTTAATTGCTAAGTCTTGCATTGCAATCTGAACACGAGGGTCAGCCATTTGTTGTTGTTGTTGTGCTTGTTGTGCTGCCTGTTGATTTTGTTGTGACATTTGCATTGCTGCTTGTGCCTGTAACTTAGCAACTTGATTTTCCATTTCTGGAGTCATCTCTGGGTACTCTTCATCTTTACCCGGATTAGATTTATCATACTCTGGAGCAGGTGGTAAATCTGCACCACTCTGTGACATAACAAGTGTTCTATACTTGTGAGCCATGTGCTCTTGAATATGCGATAGAATAGTTCCTGCTAACGCTTGTGCGAGTTGCGGTGACTGTGGAGTCATAGTAGGGTCACTAAGCATAGCTTGGTGAACTGCTATGTGTGCATCGTGGTCTTGTGCCGCAAATGCTTTCACTGGTCTACCATACATCATTGCATAGTTTTCTGTTGCAGGGTCTTTTCTTTTTGCACCCATTTCCGGTAGCAATATTTCATCTACATTTTTTACATCGAGAGCTTCATACAATCTTTTGTATGCTTCTTTCATATCGTGTATTTGTGGTGCTGCTGCTGCCGCTTGTAGTTGTGTTTGTGCTAGTAAAACTCTTTGTGCCGTAGAAAAAATATTAGGGTCTGAAACTGGTAGGATATCTACATTAGAATCAAAATCCTTTTTAAAGATAAATCTATTATCGCCTGCTATTCTATAAGGATAATAGTCTGGCATAAAGTCTTGGTTTATTCTTGCAATAACTTTAAACTCTTCTCTTTGTGCTTTGTGTAATCTTTTGTGAATAGAAGACATCACTTTAATGCCTTGTTCTAATAAAGCTATAGTTGTTCCTACAGGTGCATTAGAATTCATATCACCAACTTGTAAGTCAGTAATTGCAGCTAATCTTCTACCCTCTTGTGTCATTGAACCAAGAAGAGCAAATAAAGTTTGTGATGGTTCTTTAAATGGTAGAGGTACAATTGATTTACGGATATCCTCTCCGTATCCCTCTACATCTCTAAACTCACCAAAGCCTACAGGCTGTTCTCCCTCTACACGCATGCCTCTAGCTTTAAAGCCACCGGGTAGATTGGAGAATTGACCTGCATCAACTAAAGAGCGAAGTATAGTTGTAACTGATTTTTGTAAATTACCTAGTAAGTGAACATAACCTAAACCATAAAAACCAAATCCCGGTAAGAATTTGTAATGTACAAAGTGTTGTATTCTTTTAAAGTCTGGGTCATCCTCTTGAAAATTTTCTCTTATAGATAAAACTTGTTGAGTCTCTTTACATATAGAAACAATGTAAGGACACGCAAAATCTTTTTCGTATCCGGGCACATCTAAATCAACATGCATTTCGAGAATAGTAAATCTACCATCTTTTTGATAATTCTTTGAAGGTGTAATACCTTCTATGTCTTGTATCTTTTGTGTTATATCGTTTGAGTCATCCTCTTCTGGATTCATATCGGTATCCATTTCAGCATAGAAACCATTTGCAATTTTCTTTCGCAATTCGTTTTGTGTCATGCGAATGATATGCGTATATCTTCCAGAGGTTCTTAAATCTGTTGTATTGTACGATATAACAAAATCAGTAATTGGTATAAACTTTGATACTGGTCTTTTTAAACTTTCATCGTAGTATATTTTTTTAAAACAACTACCGACAATAGGAAGATAAAATAACATTTGGTCAAAGTCATCAAAGTATTCTTCCATTGTTTCGGTAAGTTGATAATTCATGAACTCTTTTATTCTATTAGATTGTCTAACAGAATCTTCTGTTCTTTCACCGACTATCTGTGCCTTTACAGGGCCACCAGATGGAAATAATTCTTTTATTGCTTGCGACTGAAACTGGACTGCTCCTTCAATCATCATTGGATGATGTGCTGAACAAGCACCCGGAAAAGGTTTAGTTGTATCTTCTATTTTTAATCCAAGTAACTCCATACCTTTCTTAATGGTATCCTCGTAATCTTTACGACTACGAACGTCTGCTTCAAAAGCATCAATTAACTCACTAGCAATTTCGTCTAGTGTGTCATCATCAAGTTGGTCTACCAGATTGTCTGTAATCATTGGTTGAGGTTCTACTTCGCCCTCTGCAATAATTGTAACCTCTTCTTCAATCAAAGGGTTTACTGGCTCTAGTGGAGTTATTGCCATTTAGAAAGTTCCTTTAAATTTTCCGCCTCTTTTAGCTATGCCCATACCTCTAGATTTTTTAGCAGTAGACTTAGCTCTCTTTTTAACCATACCACCTTTTTTCATAAAACCCATTTTGTTTCTAACA